TCAGCCGCCCATCCGGCCCATGGCGGTGAAGATGGTGATGTCCGAGCGATGGATGCCGACGTCCCGGAGCTGGCGATCGTCCATCGCCTTCAACTCGCGGCGTGCGCGCATGGTGGCGAAGAAGGCGCGGAACCTGCCGGTCAGCAGCAACAGGGCGGTCGGCTGCGCAGGGGTGCGGTCGTCAGCGCCGGCGACGGGCTGAAGGGTGATGAAGCTCACGGTGGAACGTCCAGATGTGCAAACGGGGAATGCCGGGACCTTGATCCTTTTTTCCTACCGACACAATGGACATACGGCTGCGGGAATGGAAGGTCAGGCACGCGCTGGAGGCGTGCCTGACCCATGTTTACCCCATCATCCCATGTTGATGATGGATTGGCTCGAAAAAGCTAAACAAATCAATTAACTTAGCAGTTCGTGTTGCATTGGTGTTGCATGCGGGGGGCTTTCACCCCAGCAACCGCTTTTCCATGGCTGCCATCGCCTTGTGGTGATCCTCGGACGGGAAGAGCTTGCCGTACCGCTCCATCGTCTGCCGGTAGTCCTTGTGGCCGGCGAACTCCATCACTGCCTTGACGCTGAACCCCTGGTCGATCCAGGCCGACACGGCGAAGTGCCGCAGATCGTGCCAGCGCATCTTGATCCCCAGCTTCCGGCACAGCGGCTTGAACCACCGGGAGTGCACGTTGGTGTGGGCGATGATGCCGCCGGCCTTGGTCGGGAACACCAAGTTCAGATCCGACTTCCGGCATTGAAGCTTCCACCGCTTCAGCGTGTTGACGATCAACGGGCCAATGGGAACGTCGCGGTTGCCTGCCTCGCTCTTGGTCTCGCCCATGGCGTTGAAGATGTCGGCACGCTCCCGAACCCGGATGTAACCCGCCTCCAGGTCCACATTCTCCCAGCGAAGCCCGCGCTGTTCAGAGGCGCGCAGCCCGGCCAGCGCCGCGACGATTAGATAGGTGCGGAACTCATCACCCTCCGCGGCGTCAATGAGGCGCTTCACGTTCTCCTTGAGCGACCGCGCCGCCTCCTTCGTCATGGCGCCGCTGGCGCGGCTCTGGCGCTTCACCTCGACGCCTTCGAGTGGGTTGGTGAAGATGAGTTCGTTCGAGCGTGCGTGCTTCAGGACGAAGCCGAGGATGATGAGGATGCGCCGGGTACGGGTGACGGATCGGCCGCCGGCCAAGAGGCGGTCACGGAAGGCGTTGACGTGCTTCGCCTTCAACTCGGCCAGCTTCATGCCGCCGATGCCGATTTCCGGTTCGAGGATGTGCAGGCGGATCGCGCCCTCATAGTTGCGGTAGGTGGCGCGCTCCATCTCCTGGCCGGTGTCCCGGCGAACCGTTAGGTGCTCAAGGTACTGCCGGCACGCCTCCTCCACCGTGATCGAGTCGGCCGCGTGAATGTAGGTGCCATTGGCGATGGCGGCCCGAACCTGGGTTTCGAAGCCGACCGCTTCCTTCTTTGTCTCGAACTGCTTCGACCGGCGCTTTCCGGCCTGATCCTTGTAGTCCACCTGCCAGCGGGTTTCGCCGCTGGGCAGGGTGCGCTTGCGGACTGATGCCATGCTGCGCCTCCCATTGCCGTAATGCGTGGTAACGGATAGGAATGTACGTTACCTGCGCTGAAGGGCGCAAGTTTTATCTTGCGCCGCGCAGCGCATGTTTATAGGTTGGAGCCTGTGGAGTGGATGGAATGACCCAGAAACGAACGTTCACAGACGAGCAGGTTATGGACGCCTGTGAGATCAGCCAGGAAAATCTCCGAAAGCTGATCCAATGGGGTGCAGTCCGACCAGTACAGTCAGGTGGCGGACGTGGAAAGGTACGCTTGTGGGATTTTAATCAGGCGAACCGTATCAGCGTCACGGCACAGCTTTTCAATGCGGGGCTTAGTCTTCGCATGGCCCATACGCTTGCTTACGCCCTGCCGCTTGATGACATGCTGATGTTTTATGACGTGGATCTTTGGGAGGAGCTTGGGAAACGTGACGACCCAGATTTCGCCGAACTGATGCACCCGGACGCCGGGGCCTTTGAATATTACTGGCGTCGCATTGGGCATGTGGTGATCGCAAAGGGAGGATTTGTTTATACGGACGCGCTTGCTCAGTCACCGACCGTTTTTGGATACATCGATCGCTCAACGAATACCTATGTCACTTACAAGGACCCCTCCCAATTCTACTGGGGAATGTACGCCAGCAATGTTGATGGCGCGCCCCGTAGAGTGGGGGTGTCGGATATCGACCCCAAGACGCTAGCTCTCAAAGTCGTATCTAAGGAAGAGTGGAAAAAAATTGAAGCAGATAACGGAAAGCCGCGCTACATGCTTAGTGTCCCTAGCGACTTTCCATCTTACTTCCAAATAATCGCGCTCTACATGGGGCTTTCGGTGACGTTCCGAAAGCTGCTGGGGCTACCGGTGGAGCGCAGTGAGAACTACCAGGATGATCCCGACAAATATGATGAGGAAGACTATGAGCCAGGGCCAACATAGCATCGGCGACAGCGCAAATGGTCGGGGTGGAAAGCCCCACGGCGAAGCGCTGGCTGACGATATGCTTGAAGGCGCCGAGCAAATCGGTGCCTTCATGGGGCTGAAGCCCCGACAGGTCTACCACCTGCAAGACAAGCTCCCGGTGTTCCAGATCGGCGCAAAGCTCTTCGCCCGGAAGAGCACCATCGTGCGTTGGATTGCCGAGCAGGAGGGGAGGGCCGCGCAATGACGGCTGTCCCCGATGTGATTGTTGCCGTTCTGCCCGATGGCGCGCACCGAGTAGTGAAGGGCCGGGCCGAGCTGGAACGCATCATCGCTAGCGGCCGGGCCGAGCGGCACCGCGTCGAGTTCGTCAACGTGGCGAGCGACGCGGAGGCCGACGAACTGCTGCGCCGGCACGGCTCGCACTGAGGGGCACCGATGCCGAAGAAGGTCCGCCACGGCAGAGCCAACGCGACCGGCCGGAATGAAACCGTCCGGTTCGTGGCACTGCACCACTACATGCTCAAGTGCCCAGCCTGGGAGACGATGAGCGGCACGTCGATGAAGATCCTCATCGAGGTGTGGAAGCGACACAACGGCATCAACAACGGCGAGATCGTGTTCGGCACCCGCGAGGCCGAGCGGCTGGGCATCGGGAAATCCCAGACGGCGGTTGCGCTGGCCGACCTACAGCAGCGCGGCTTTCTGAAGGTGGCGCGCAATTCGACGTTCACGCTGAAGACCAAGGAGGCGCGGACCTGGATCCTGACCATGGAGCGCTACCAAGACCAGCCGGCGACGAAGGATTTCATGCGGTGGGAGCGACCTGAGGACGAGGCGCCGAAAATCAAAACACGGTCCGGTGTAGCGGACACACAGTCCGGTGTACCGGACCGTGGGCACCGACGCGCAACGAAATTGCCCGGATTGGTCCGGTGTACCGGACCGTCAGAGGCCGAAACAGCGCCTTCTCGGTCCGGCCTACCGGACACTTCTATATACCATGGGGGTGGCGATGAAGACGGCGTTGCGGCTGACATCGCAGCGGCTGCCGATACCATCGTCGCCAAGCCCAAATGTGAAAATGGTAGGTTGGTAGGTGGTGCGCCCGAAAGGGCGCAATGGACCCGCGCCGATAGGCGTGGGCACGTAGACCCCGCATCGACCACCATCGCCGCCGCCTCCGCCCGAGCTGCTATGCGTGGGCAATCTGACGCGGCGCCGGCCGTCATCGCCGATCCGCGCCAGATCGACCTAGAAGAGATCATCGCGGCCAAGAGCGGGCGGCCGACCTCAACCGAGCCCCCGCCCATTGATCGTCTGCGCGCCGATCTTGCCGAGCATGTGAGCAAGTCGCCGCCGGGCGAATTGAAGCGGCTCGCTGAGCGCGTTGGCTTGAGCCGGCCGCAGCTCTCGAACTTCAAGAGCGGCACCTTCGGACTGAACCCGACCGCCGCCGCCGTCCTGCGTCAGATCCTAGACGAGACGAGGGCCGCATGATCCGGCGCACCCAACCCAAGTCCACAGAACCGGGCGACGCCATCCCGGCGCAGCCCAAGGGGAAGCTGGTGATCGGCTGCTTCAAGATGGCCGCCACCAGTGCCATGCCCGGCCAACGACCGAAGCCGCGCAGGAAGCCGCGCCGCAGTGGCGCGCATCAACTCGACCTTTTCACCAACCAACCTGGAGACGAGTGATGTCCGAGTACGAAGACAAGATGAACGCCCTTGCCCTGAAGCTGCTGGCCGTCGCGCTGGAGGGCGAGCCGACACCCGAGCCGGCTATCCTGGTCACTTACAGCGAGCTTGCCCGCGCCGCGGTGGACGACGCCAGCACCGACGCAGCTATGGGTGTGGGCCTGCTGGCCGCATCGCCCGGTCCCATCGGGATGGACGCCCGTGTCGAGCGCTTCAAGTCCATCGTCGCCGAACTGGAGGCCAAGCAAAGGAGCTTCTGGGACAACGGCGGCGGGATCGCCGTCCTGTAGGTGGGCGGCCCATGCAGGCCATTGACCGTCTGAAGCGGGTGGCGGCCGGCGAGGCGTCGGCGGATGACCTGACATGGTTGTCCGCCCGTCTGGGCTCTTACCTGCGCAATCCGCAGCGCGGTCTCGAGCACGCCCTGTGGCTCGACTGCGCACCAGGGGAACCGCCATGGTGGCGGGTGGAGCGTCAGCGCCTTCGTGACGGGCTGATCCTCCGCCTCTGGCGGGAGCGGTTCCCCGACCTCCCCGCTTGGGAGGCGGCCGAGCAGATCATCACCGTACAGCAACGGTATGCTGCCGCCACGTGGAAGCTTCAGCGAGAGCAGCCGATCCCGCCAGAAGATCCGACCGCCGCTCTACTATGGCGAGCGATGAAGTTGGGCGTTCGCTTTCCGACAAGCCGCCGCAGGATATTCGAGATCCTGAAGACTGCGGATCGAGATGCGCTTTACTGACAAATAATGCGTCTTTCTCTTTCAGTAACCGCCCGTCAAGGTCAAGGCTGAATTATAGCCATACCGGACGGGCGGCGTGTGGAAGTTAGGCAAGGGCAAGAAAGGCGCGGTTGAGCAGCGTAGCGAAAGCTACGACCTGACCGACCCCTATGTTGCGTTCATCCTTGGCGGCATGGGTCCGACTGTTGCCGGCGAGAACGTCACCCCTGATAGCGCGCTGCGGTGCTCTGCCGCCTTCGCCTGCATTCGCATCGTGGGTGAAACGCTGGCGCAGCTCACCCCGCACCTGTACCGCAAGAAGGGTGACGACGACCGCGAGCGCGCCACGGACCACCCCGCCTACAAGCTGGTAGCCAAGGCCGCCAACCCATGGACCCCGGCCAGCGAATTCCGGCTGATCGTCGGAACGCACTTCGCCAGCGTCGGCAACGGCTATGCCTTCATCGGGCGGGACGGGGGTGGCCGGCCGGCCGAGCTGATCCCGCTGGACGCCCGGTTGGTCGCGGTGAAGCAAGACCCGCTCACGCTGGAGCCGATCTATACCGTCACCACCCCGGACGGGCAGACGAGGGACTACAGCCGGGCTGATATTTTCCACGTCCGCGGCGTCGGGCTGGACGTTTACAAGGGCGCCTCCACCGTCTCGCTGGCACGGGAGGCCATCGGCCTTGCCCTGACCCTGGAGAAGCATTGCGCTGGGCTGTTCGGGCGCGGCGCAAAGCCGAGCGGCATCCTGAAGCACGCCAAGACCATGAGCGACAAGGTGTTCGCTCGCATCAGCGGCAGCTTCAGCAAGTGGTATACCGGCGGCGCCAACGCCGGCAAGACGATGATCTTGGAGGACGGCACCGAGTTCCAGCAACTTCAGCTTTCCTCTGTGGACTCGCAGACGTTGGAGATGCGCCGGTTCCAGATCGCGGAGATTTCCCGGTACTGGCGCATCCCGCTCCACATGCTGAACGACTTGGAGCGGGCCACGCACAACAATGCGGAGGCGATGGGGCAACAGTTCCTCACCTTCTGCATCCTGCCCATTCTCAAGTTGTGGTGCGACGCGCTGGCGATTTCGCTGCTGACCGAAGACGAGCGCGAAACGCACTACTTTGAATTCTTGGTCGATGACCTCGCCCGCGCCGAGATCCTGAAGCGCTTCGAGGCGTACGGTAAGGCGATCGACTCCGGTGTGCTGAACCCGAACGAGGCCCGCGCGATGGAGAACCGCCCCGGCTATGAGGGCGGTGAAGTCTACGGGCGCTCGCTCAACTACACCCCCGCCTCCGACTTCAACAACGCCAGCGACCCCAGCCGAACGGACGCTGCGGGAGGTGACGCATGAAGACGGGCTATCGCGCCGTAGAGGTTCGGTTCGCGCTGGACGAGACCGCCCCCGGTGTCTTCGAGGGCTACGGCAGCGTGTACGGCGTCTTGGACAGCTACAACACGGTGTTCATGCCGGGCGTGTTCGCCGCGTCCCTGACCGAGCACCGGGCGGCCGGCACTGTCCCCATGATGCTCTGGCAGCACTCCCCCTCCCGCGAGATCGGCGAATGGTTGGAGATCCGGGAAGACCCGCAAGGGCTGTTCGTCCGCGGGCGCATCGACCTCGAAGCACCAGGCGGAGCGAAGGCGCACCGGATGCTGAAGGGTGCCGAGGTGCGCGGGCTGTCGGTGGGGTTCCGCCGGCGCAAGACCTCGCTTCTGGCCGATGGGAGCACCGCCATCCTACAGGCCGACCTCATCGAGATTTCGCCCGTGCGGCGCCCCTCCAACCCGAGGGCGCGCGTCACGGACGTTCGCAGCGCAACCGCCAGCCCGACCGGGCTAGCCGAGCACATCCGCCGCTTTGCGGCAATCATTGGAGGACAGCATGCTTAAGGGTCTGAACGCCCGGTCGCGAGACTGGGAGGTGCGTGAGGAACAGGGAGACGAGAACGGCGGCGAGGGCCTGGACGAGATCCGCGCCGCGCTGGAGCAGTTCACCGGCAACGCCACGGGCCGGCTGGACAGCACCGAGGCCACCGTGACCGAGATCCGCGCCCGCATGGAGGCCATCGAGCGCGTGCTCCGCCGGCCCGGCTCGCAGGAGCAGCGGCAGGAGCGGCAGGGGCCGGCCCCGGAGACGCGCGCTTTCGAGGCGTTCATCCGCAACGGCCGAGAGTGCATGTCGGCGGACGAGGTTCGTTCGCTGCTGGCGTCGGACGACACCAAGGGCGGCGCCCTGGCCCCCGGCGAGTTCATCGCCGAGCTTCAGCGCAACGTGGTGCTGTTCAGCCCGGTCCGCGCCGTCGCCAACGTCCGCGGCATCGGCTCCGGCTCCGCCACCATGCCGAAGCGCACGGGCGGCATGACGGCTTCGTGGGTGGGTGACACCGAGGACCGGCCCGAGACCACCGTCACCTTCGGTGCCGCCACCTACGACGTTGCCGAACTGGCCGCCTGGGTGGATGTGCCGTTCAGTCTGCTGGAGGACTCGGCCTTCGACATCAACGCCCTGTTGGCGTTCGAGTTCGCGGAGGAGTTCGGCAGCAAGGAAGGCGCCGCCTTCGTCACCGGCAACGGCACCAAGAAGCCGCTGGGCTTCATGTCGGATACCGGCCTGAGCTTCACCACCAGCGGGCACGCCTCGCAGGTTACGGCGGATGGTCTGATCGACCTGTACCACGCCGTGCCCACGCCCTACCGCGCCAATGCCGTGTGGATGATGAACTCGACCACCATCGGCACCGTGCGCAAGCTGAAGGACGGCAACGGCCAGTACCTTCTCGCCACCACCGGCCTTGCCGGCTCCATGGCGACCACGATCCTGGGACGCCCGGTGATCGAGGCCCCGGACATGCCCGACGTTGGCGCGGGTGCGTACCCCATCGTCTTCGGCGACTTCTCCGCCGGCTACCGCATCTTCGACCGCATCCCGCTGGCCCTGACGCGCGACCCGTTCACGCAGGCCACCAAGGGCATGTGCCGTTTCCATGGCCGCCGCCGTGTGGCTGGTGGCGTCGGCAAGGCCGAGGCTATCCGCAAGCTCAAGATCGCGGCGTAAGGAGGCCCCGACCATGCGCGACCTGATGAACCACATCCACCCCATCCCGGCTATCGCCCCGGTGGTGGTGACCGACAACACGGCGCAGGTGTCCGCCATCATCGACACGCTGGGCTATGGCTCGCTGACCTTCGTCATCGCCACCGGCACGCTGTCCGACGCGGACGCGACCGTGACGGCGCTGGTGGAGGACGGCGACGCCTCCAACCTGTCCGACGCCGCCGCGGTGGCCGATGCGCAGCTTCTCGGCACGGAGGCGCTGGCGAGCTTCACCTACGCCGACGACGGCGAGACGCGGAAGATCGGGTACATCGGCTTCAAGCGCTATGTGCGCCTGACCCTGACCCCGAGCGGCAACACCGGCAACATCCCGGTCTCGGCCGTGGCGATCCTGGGGCACCCGCGCTCCATGCCCACCAGCAACCCGCCGGTTTGAGGGTAGGCCCATGCTGACCGTCGTCACCCCGGCCGCGAGCCAACAGCTTACGACCCTGACCGCCGTCAAGACGGAGCTGAAGCTTTCCGGCACGACTGACGACGGCTGGCTGGGCGAAGTCATCGACCGTGCCAGCGCGGCGGTGCGGAACCACTGCAACCGCATCTTCGCGCTGGAGACGGTCCGGGAGACCTTCAGGCTGTGCACCCCCACTGATAGCCTGATCCTGACCCGTTGGCCGGTGGTGTCCATCGTCTCCGTCACGGAGTCGGGCACCACCGTTGCCACCAGCGGCTATGAGGTGGAGGCCGATACCGGCATCCTCTACCGCCTCACCACGTCTGACCGGCGCCGCTGCTGGGCCTCCCCCAAGATCGTTGTGGAGTATCAGGCCGGCTACACCCTGCCCGGCACCACGGGAGCCACGTTGCCCGACGACGTGGAGCGGGCAACCATGATGCTGGTCAAGGCTGAGTGGTACGCCCGCACCCGTGACCCGCTGGTGAAGGCGGAGAACGTGGACAGCGTGTTGGAAACCACGTTCTGGGTTGGCGGGTTCGGGACCGGTGCCACTCTGCCCCCCGACGTGGTGGCGCTGCTGTCGCCGCACCGTCAGCCGGTGGTGGGGTAGACCATGGCCGGCGAAGTCCAAGCCCTGGACCGGGCGCTAGAGCGTGCAGGCGAAGACGTGAAGGTGCGCCGCACCGGCTCGCCTGACGTGACCTGCAAGGCCATGGTGCGCGCACTGAGCGGGCAGGAGATCCGCGCCGGTTCGTCCAGCACTCAGTTGACCGGCCGCGCCATCCTGTCGCCTACCGGGCTCGCCTCGCTGCTGCCGCTGCGCTCCGGTGACAAGCTGGTCAGAGGCGGACAGGAACGGGTGATCGGCTGGGTAGACAACAAGATGCTGGGCGCCGCGTACGTCCGCATCACCGTAGATTTCCAGGGGTGAGGCTGCCATGCCCTACGCCCCGCACAAGCACTGCCACCAACCCGGACACCCGGCCTACACCGGCAAGCGCTGCCCTGAGTGCCGACGCGAGTACGACCGCCGCCGCGGTGGTGCCCGCGAGCGCGGCTATGGGACGCGGTGGGAGGAAGAGAGCAAGGCGTTCCTTGCCCGCCCTGAGAACCGCCTGTGCGCCTGTGGCTGCGGCCAGCGTGCCGACGTGGTTGACCACCGGGAGCCGCACAAGGGCGACCAACGCCTGTTCTGGGACCGCTCCAACTGGAGGCCGATGAACCACCGCTGCCACAACCGCAAGAGCATGGGGCAGGACCGGGGAGCATGGCAGCCGGGCACCACCTCCCCCCCGGTCTCGGAATTTGACGCTAAGGGGGTTCGGACCGGTGGGGAGTCTTGCGCGCAACACCCTGGAAAATGGGACTTTCTACGATGAAGGGCCGTAAATCCCCCGCCTCCGAGGCCACCAACCCGCCGAAGCGCTGCCCGTCGCCGCCGTCCTGGCTGGCGCCGCACGCCAAGAAGGAGTGGAAGCGCGCGGCGGCCGAGCTGCACGAGCGGAAGCTGTTGGCGCCCGACACCATGGCGACCCTGGAGAGCTATTGCATCGCTGTCGGACAGGTCCGCGAGTTCGAAGAGACCATGACGGCCGAGGGTCGCACCGTCTCGACCGAGAACGGGCCGAAGCCGCACCCGGCTTTCAGGATGCAGGGGAACGCGATGCGCGAGGCCCGGCTACTCGCTGCGGAACTCGGGCTGACCCCGCACCGCCGGGGGCTGAAGGGTGGCACGGACGAGGACGAGGGTGATGGCTGGTCTGCCGATCTTCTCCCCTGACCCGACCCGCTACCCGGACCCGACCGGCCGCGCTGATCGCATGAGCCGGTTCGTGCGCAAGCTCACCCTGTGGGAAGGCAAGAGCGCGGGCGGCCCCTTCGTGCTGAACCCGTTCCAAGAGGCCATCATCCGCCGGATCTACGGGCCGGCCACGGAGAGCGGGCGCCGGCTGGTGCGGCTGGCCTGCATCTGGATACCCCGCGGCAACGCCAAGACGACGCTCGCCTCCGCGCTGGCGCTGGGGCACTTCATGGGACCGGAGAGCGAGGCCGGCGGACAGGTCATCCAGGCGGCGGCCGACCGGGAGAACGCCGGCATCGCCTTCAAGCACTCGCACGAGATGGTGAAGCAGGACAAGGCCCTGTTGAGCCGGGTGCGACCGCTGGAAAGCCGCAAGAAGCTGACCCACAAGAAGACCGCTTCCGAGCTGAAGGCCATTTCGTCGGAAGCCTACTCGAAGCACGGCATGAACGCTTCGTTCTTCCTGGCGGACGAGGTGCACGCATGGCCGGCGGTGGAAGGCCGCAAGCTGTTCGGCGTGGTGCGCGACTCCATGGTGAAGCGCGACGAGCCGTTGACCGTCGTTATCAGCACCGCGGGCGAAGGGCAGGGCGGCCTTGCTCATGACCTGTGGCAGTACAGCCTTGCGGTGGCGCGCGGCGAGGTGGAAGACCCGACCTTTGCCCCCATCATCTTCGCCGCCGACCCTGAAGCCGACTGGCAGGACGAACAGGAATGGTTCGCGGCCAACCCGGCTATCGAGGCGGGGTTCCTGTCGCTGGAGGAACTGCGGATCAAGGCCCGGCGGATCGAGCACTTCCCCGCCGACCTCGCCGACTTCAAGCGGTTCCACCTGAACATCTGGCAAGAGGGAGTTGCCAACCCCTGGCTTGAACTGACGATCTACGACAAGGCCGAGCCGATGACGCCGCCGGCCGAACTGGAGGGCCGCGCGTGCTGGGTGGGTATCGACCTGTCCAGCGTGGAAGACCTGACCGCGGTGGTAGCGGTGTTCCCCTCTGGCGAGGACGGCAACCGCAGCTATGACGTGGTGCCGATGTTCTTCCTCCCCTCCGCCTCGCTGGCGCGGAAGGCCGAGAAGGACAAGGCCGATTACGTCCGTTGGCAGCGTGACGGACAGTTGACCGTCACCGAGGGGAACCGCGTTGATCACAGCGCGGTCATCGCCTACGCCGTAGACCTGGCTAAGCGGTACGACGTGCAGGAGGTGGCGATTGACCGCTGGAACAGCACCGCCGTCACCACCGCCTTGCAGAAAGAGCACCTGACCGTTGCCGAGTTCGGGCAGGGCTTCGCCAGCATGGCGGCCCCGGTCAAGGAACTGAAGCGGGCCATCCTGGGCGGGCAGTTCCGCCACGGCGGGAACCCGGTGCTGCGCATGTGCTTCGGCAACATCAGGGCCGTCCGGGACGACGCCGAGAACGAGAAATTCAGCAAGGACAAATCGACCGGCCGCATCGACGGCGCGGTTGCGGCCGCAATGGCTGTCGGGCGCGTCCTGACCGGCGACACCGGCCCGAGCATCTACGAAACCGACGCCCGCCGGGACGGGCTCCTTATGGTGTGAGGTAGGGACATGGCGCAGACAGAACGCATCGTCACGGAAATCTGGATCGAGTCGAAAGGCGCCGTGGAGGGAGCCAACAAGGCCGCCGCCGCGCTGGACCTGATCGCCAAGCAGGCCGAGCGCGCCGCCGCCTCCATGGCGAAGGTGGATGCGTCCATGGCGGGCAAGGGCGCTGGGGCTTACACCGGCCTGACCGACGCCGCCGCACAGTCCATGGAGAAGATGAACGCCGTCATGGCCGAGCAAACCAAGATGCTCGACCTGATGCGCCGCGGGATGGTTACGACCGACGAGGCCATGGTGCGGCTGGCCGCCAACAGCAACAGCTCCGGCCGCGAGCTGGTGGCGATGAACAGCGGCGCCGCTGGCCTGACCGACCGCATGAGCCGCCTGTCCGACGCCACCCGCGCCGCCACCGGGCGCATGGGCGAGCTGTGGGACGCCGGCCGGAAGGTCAACGACGTGCTGCGCCTCTCCTGGGGCGTGCGGACGGCAGAAGACGCCCTTGTCGGCATCGGGCACGCGGCGGCCGGCACCGTCTCGGAGATGGACAAGGTTGTTGAGCACGCGCTGTTGATGAAAGCCGCCTTCAGTGGGTTGCGCTCCGTCGGACTGGCCGTGCCCGGCCTGCAAGAGATCATCGTGGCCGCCACCGCGGTCAACAAGCTGACCGGGATCGTCTCCGACTCCATCCAGGCGAACGACGACTACGCGGCCAGTCACCTACGGATCAAGAAGGCGCTGGAGGACGCGAACAGCGCGTCGGGCCTGACCGCGACGGGTATCCAGAACGCCGCGCGCATGGCCGAGCAGAGCGGCCAACGGATGCGCGGCGAGTACGAGGCCGCCGCCGAGGCGCTGGTGAAGTTCCGATCCGTCAGCGCCGACAACATCGGGGCGTTCCTCCGCGCGTCCGAGGATCTGGCGAACCGGCTGGGCGTGTCGCTGCCCGAGGCCGCCCGCAAGCTCGGGCAATGGGTGGACGAAGGCAGCAAGTCCTTTGCCGGCATGGCCGAGGCCGGAATTCACCTGGGCTATGCGGTGGAACAGCAGGCGGCAGCCTTCGAGAAGGCCGGCAACACCTGGGGCGCCTCCAACACGGTGCTGGACAGCCTGACCGGCACGCTGGCGACCAGCCGGAAGGAAGCGGACGAGAGCGCGGCCAGCGTGCACCGCTACAACGTCGCCTGGAACGACATGATCGAGGGTGTGGGCGCGAAGATCGGCCCGTTCGTCGCGCAACTGCGGAGCGCCTGGGCGTTCATCACAGCGCCGATGGACTGGCCGCGCGACATCGCTACCAGCTTCATGGAGAACCTGACCGACAGCATGGGCACGCGCCCGCTGCAACAGCAGCTCCAGCGCGACAACAAGCTTCTGCAGGATGCGCAGGCCGAGCGGGACAGGATCATCCAGACCGGCGGGGAAAGCGCGTTCCTGGCCCTTCAGAACGTCGAGAACCGCATCGCCGTCCTTGAAGGGAAGATCATCCGGGACAAGCAGGGCCTTGCGGCGCTGGGCATCGACCCCGACCAAGTGCAGGCGGACGGCCGGAAGGTGCAGGCCACGATTGACGGCAACGCCCGCGCCTTCGACCAACTCCGCGCCGGCATCGACGCCGGGCTGAACGGCGCCATCAAGCCCGACCTTGAGCAGCGCATCAAGGGCATCAACAGCGAGTTCCTGAAGACCCGCGACGCGCTGGACGCCATCCGCAACCCGGACGGCTCCAACGACCTCAAGATTGACATGGCGATTGAGGACGCCATGCGCCTGCGGGATGCGCAGATCGCGGCAGCCAAGGAGATGACCAAGGGCACGGAGGCCGGCGACGACTTCACGAAGATGCTGGAAGGCGTCTCCGAGATGGGCCGGCAGATCGAGAAACAGAAGCTCGACAAGTCGTTCGCCCTGTTCACCAGCACCGTTCAGCAGGGGTTGACCCCGGCGGAGAAGTACCGCCTTCAGGTGGAGGCGACCAACGACGCGCTGGAGCGCCTTCGCGCCAGCGGGTTCGAGCCGACGCAACAAGAAATCGAAGCGATCAATCGCGCTCTCATGCAGGCGAACCCGGCTTGGCAGGAAGCGCAGAAGGCCGCCGAGGAATACCGCAAGGAACTCGACCGTGTGCAGAAGCATACGGAAGACCGCCTTGTGAAATTCGCTGAGAAGTCGATTTTCGACACGCTGAGCGGCAAGGCCAAGAACTTCTGGGAGAGCTTCAAGGAGTTCGGTCTACACGCCATGGCGCAGCTTGCCGCTGAATACGCCGTGCGCCCCTTCATTCACCAGATCGGAACGCCAGTGGTGGGTGATACGCCCACGCTGTTCGAAGGAGTAACCGCATGAGTATGTGGATAGCCCACTTCCAAGACAAAGTGGCGCATGTGGTGGTGGACACCGTGGGTTCGGTTCAGGCCGGACCCACGGAGTTCGTCCCGAGTAACTACACGGCGAAGTTCGCAGTAGTGCCGCACCTGAATTGTGTTGTCACCGGCCGCGGTGACGCGCACTTCAGCGCGCTTGTTCACCAGATGTTGAACAGGGCGCCATTCTTCGAGTTTGACGACCTCACGCCCAACCTGAATGCCGTTCTTGTCCAGGCGGAATGGCTGCACCAGAAGCAGGCCAGCGCGGGAGTTGCCCCGCCGGTCACCAGCAAGCAGGAGATGCTTTTCGTCGGCTACTCCAAGGCTCGGAAGCGCCCTGAGCTGTGGGGCGCCATGTGGACGGCCGAGGAGACCTATCGGTGCGTCGGCCCGGCCTACGAAGGGACGTGGCTCGGGCCTGACATCCCCGAGAGCAAGGGGCGGGTGTGGAAGCAGCGTTTCCGCAATCCCGACGTGGACCTTCTGAAGCTGGCGCAACGGCAGCTCGCCGAGGGGCTGGAGATTGACGAGAAGGTCAACGGCGCTGTCGGCGGTGCCATCATCATGGCGACCGTGACCGCCTCTGGTGTCCAGACGAAGAGGCTGGGCTACCACACGAACCATTCCGATCTGGTGCGGCGGATCAAGGAGGGCGACGTGTCGCAGACCTTCGACCGCATCCGGGAAGCCGTAAACTTTGCCGCAGGAGGCATGCAATGACGACTGAAACGACCCTGGCCCAACTCGCCCCGGCCACCACTTCCGCTGCGCAGGGCAGCGAAGATCCCGCCGCCAACTATCGGGCCGTGAAGAAGACGATGGTGGAAGGCCGGCGCGCTTCGGCGAAGGAATTCCGGCAGGCGGCCGAGGCGGTGCGGATGATCGCCACGCATCAGGCCAACGTGGTGAACCACGCCGCCGGGTTGCAGCCGGTCAACATGGTGATGGACCCCAAGGCCCAACTGGACCTGTTGCGCGCCACCGCCGCCGCCGCGCTGAACGCCTCGACGCACGCCGCGCAACTGGCTGACCAGCTTGCCGCCGCGTTCGATATGCTGGCGAGCGAGATGGAGCAGCACACCGCCGTTGTGCTGGAACTGGCGCAACTGAAGCTGGCCGCCGGGCACAAGGCGCCCCCGCCCCCGCACCAGAAGACGCGCCGGCTCCGTCGTAGCAGCGTGTTGAACTGAGGGCGCCGCCATGCTGATCGACACCGACTCGCCGGACCTCCTCCCGATGGAGCGCGCCATGCTGCGGCCTATTGCCGAGCGCCTGGAGGCCACCGCCCGCGTGCGTTGCATGGGGGAGTCCAGCGCAGCCTACGGGGCCATGGGCGCCCCGTGGAAGGGGCAAGACGAGACGGAAAGATAGACGGGATCCCTTCCGCGCGGGGCGGGTGTGTCCTGGCCTTCAGCACACCCGATGGCGCGGGGCGGCTTTAGTCGGTGAGTGGCCGCTCTTCAGAAACCAACCCCGACAGCCGGCGGCGGGTTACCTTTCACCGCGCGGCCGGTGTTCAGAGGAGTGGACGGCGGAGGGGCCATCGGGATGATGGCCCCTTTGTCATGCGCAGACCATTACCCGTAATAATACGCCGGCTTGCCGTTCAATGTGTAAAACCATCCGTCTTGAATATAGTATTGAGGGTTTCCGCCGTTCATCGGATAAACATAGTTATCTTGCACCCAATATTCACATTTTCCATTCTGGGTGTATATATGTTTATCTTGTTGGTAATAGGCCGCCTTCCCAGCAGGCGTGAATATCCACTTGTCAGCCAT